CCGGCAATGAGAAACTACGTAATGGATTACTATATAAGAAAGTAAGTGATAAATCTCTTTTAAAGGCTTGTAATATTCTCGACAAGTATAATATCATGTCGGTATTCTTTATGATGATTGGCATACCTGGTGAATCGTGGGACACCTATTTCGAGACCGTTGATATGACCATCCTGCTAAAGCCAAAACTGATAAGGATGACATTTCTCTACCCTTATGTTCACACGAGGATTTATGATTACTGCATAGAGAATGGACTCTTTCGGGAAGGTGAGATTGATGACAACAACGATATCGCCAGTCCTTTGATATTTGATAACCTCACTGATGAGGAGTTGTTTTGTATGAAGTTCATGTTTGTATGGCATGTAAATGCACGATGGTTTGGAGAGGAGTATCAATGGGCAATAGATGAATATAAGGATTTCTCTCTACTTGGATTAAAAGAATTAATACCCGAAATAATTGAAATGGATCAGGAGTTAAGTAAGAATTGCACCCATTCACATTATAGATATTACAGTGGTAACCCGAATTATTTTGAATATTATGATAATATCAAGGACACCATTTAGAGTCTCGTTCATAGGAGGAGGCACCGATATGCGGGAGTTCTATCAGCATGAAGGAGGTGCTGTCATAAGCACGTCTATTGATAAGTATGTCTATATGTCGATGCACCCATTGTTTAATGATAATGGATATCACCTAAAATATTTCAGTAACGAGATATGTAACGAGGTAAAGCAAATTAAGCACCCGATAATAAAAGAAGTTTTCACAAGATATGATATATTTGGTGTCGATTTTAATGCAACGGCTGATGTCCCTTCAGGCACAGGACTTGGGTCGTCTTCCACGTTTACCTCTGGGTTGATTACTCTTTGCCAGGCTTACAGAGAGATAATAACATTAAAAGACTTTATAGCAAAAGAGACCAGCGAGATTGAAATTGATGTTTTATTGTCGCCAATAGGCAAGCAGGATCAGTATGCTGCAACTTACGGTGGGTTAAATATGATTAAGTTCAACCCCGATGATTCTGTTGATGTATGTCCGATTGAATTATCTTCAGCCAAGATCAAAGAGTTGGAGTCCTCGCTGGTACTATTCTATCTCGGTGGCACACGGTCTTCAGACTCCGTACTCACGGAACAGAAAAATAAGATCCTTTCAAACCGTGCTACTTTAAAAAAAATGGTTAAATTAACAGAGAATTTGGCTAAAGAATTAAATAATAATTCTCTTGAAAGTTTCGGAGAGATACTAAATGCAGGATGGAGATATAAAAAAGAACTATCAAGCAATGTCTCAAATGGCACTATTGACTATTGGTATGGTGAGGCGTTTAAGCATGGTGCTAAAGGGGGAAAGTTACTTGGTGCTGGGAATGGTGGATTTCTTCTTCTCTATGCTCCGGATGGTGGGGTAGATATGCTTCGTGCCTCTCTGAGGTTATATGAGCTAAAGTTTAAGTTTGAGAATACCGGCACTAAAATTATTTACCGATGAGAGTTTTTGTCTCAGGCTCCTTCGATCTTCTTCACAGTGGGCATGTGGCGTTTTTTAAAGAGGCTTCCACATACGGTGATCTCTATGTTGGTATAGGATCAGATAAGTCAATTAAGCAACTAAAAGGCCGTGAGACGATCAATCCGCAGGAGGAGAGGCTTTATATGGTCAAGGCGATAAGATATGTTAAAGATGCCTGGATCAACTCCGGGATGGGTATGAATGATTTCTTAAATGACTTACTTGATGAGAAAATAGATATTCTCATTGTTAATGAAGATCAGGAGTCAGAAGAAAAAAAGATTTATTGTCTCTTGAATCAAATTAAATATGTAATTTTACAACGCAAGCCGGAAAAAGGACTACCGATACGTTCATCAACAGCACTCAGGAATGATAGACACATATTTCAATAGTCTCACCGACACGCTGGATCGTGTCAGCAGGGAACAGATAATGAAGGTCATTCAGTTAATAAGCGAATGCAAAGGGAATATCTTTGTATTTGGCAACGGAGGTTCGGCATCAACAGCCTCGCACTTCTGTCAGGACATGAGTAAGCAACTTGACTATAAATTTATCTGTCTGAATGATAACGTCCCCTGTCTGACAGCCTATGCCAACGATATAGGTTACGCTTCCGTTTTCAAACTACAACTCTCAAAGCTCGTGGAACCTGGCGACCTAGTAATTGGTATCTCCTGTTCCGGCAACTCCGAGAATGTCATCAGTGCTATCATCTATGCAAAACATTTCGGTTATCTGACTATCGGACTGACGGGGTTTAACGGTGGAGAATTGGAGAAACATGTTGATCATTCCATTCACGTACCATCAAATGATATGCAGGTCTGCGAGGACATCCATTCGATAATAACTCACGTAATATCAAAACTATTGAAATGATAGAATATATCCCCGATAAGAACGGTCTTGGAATATTAATAAGATGATAACTTACGAAGCAGACAAGTTTACGGAACGTCCAGTGGCGGATCAGAAAAGTGATTGCAGTCTCGGAAATCTACTGTTTTATATCGCATCAACGATAGGTATTGCAACAAAGAACGGATACTCCTTTGGGTTTGCAGAGTGGAACAACAGTAAGTTTTTCGTTAATCCATTGCCGGAGGTAGAGGAAAAAGAGTTTCCGAGGGTAGATGTGGGATGGGGGTTCAATGGGTTTAACATACCGGATAATGTTTCACTTTTGGGATACATGCAGAGTGAGAAATATTTTGAACACTGCAAAGATATTGTCCGGCATTACCTCGCACTGAAGGAACTGGCAGAACCGATCAAAGATACTATCCTGATCCACTACCGTAACTGCATTGATGAGGGGACACTTATCTACCCTGCTACGAGGGAATATTATCTGAAAGCCTTGACTTTTCTACCCAAGAAAGAGGTCGTTGTGATTACGGACAATATTGAGAAAGCACGTCAGGTGATCGGACTGGACTGCCGGTATATAAGCGACACCCCGATAATGGATTTCTATTTACTCTCTCATGCAGATTATCTTGTCATGTCACCAAGTAGTTTCAGTTGGTGGGCATCGTGGCTCTCCGAGGCTGTCACCATTGCGCCTGCGAGGTGGTTTGCTACTCTTGACGAGAAGGATTTATATTGCAAAAACTGGATAACATGGTAAGCGTAGTAATCACCTCATATAATCGTTACGATCTTCTTCGCAAGACTATACAGTCTTTTAATGAGTTTAATACCTTTCCTATTGAGAAATTTATAGTTATTGAAGATTCTGCGAGTAATACGATGCGAAGGGAACTAAAGAGTTATCTCGGCAGGTTAAAGGGTAATTACGAATTGATCTTCAATGAGACTAATCAGGGACAGGTCGAGAGCATCGATATTGCTTATGCACAGGTGGAGACGCCTTACGTTTTTCATTGTGAAGACGACTATAAATTCTTCAGGCCAGGATTTATTGAGAGGTCGCTGGCAGTATTAGAACATGAGGAGAAATGTATGCAAGTATGGATTCGTAGCCTTGATGATACTTTGGGACAGCCTATCGAACTGGAACTGTATAGTGTTGGGGATATCAATTACTATCATGTTGGTATGCACACTAATCAGCCGTGGTATGGGTTTTGTTTCCAATGCGGTCTTCGTAAGATGTCCGCTTATCATGAGGTGGCTCCTTATACCCAGTGGTCGCCAAAGACAGATTTCCCCTCACAACGTGAATGTAAGATAGGAATAGAACTTTGGAAATTGGGTTATCACTCGGCTATACTGCCGGAGGGTTATGCACGTCACATGGGAAGATTCAGGTCAGTATCAGGAAATTTTTGCACATGAAAATAGAAGTTCATACTTTGTGTCATCAACAGATAGAGTTAGTTTCCTATGTCATGCGTCATTATGCGGGATGGGCAGAGGTGATAGCTTATACAGGTTATTCAACAGACGGCACAGAAGACATGCTCGGAAAACTTGGTGCAAAACTTTATTTTCTTGAGACCAACAACGAGGCTAATGACCAGATATTCATGGACATGAAAAATAATTGCTGGAAAGGATCGAAAGCTGATTGGGTCATCGTAACAGATTTCGATGAGTTGGTTCATCACAGGGTATCAGTACCGGGCTACTTAAAACGAAGCAAAGCAACACTTATCCGCCCACTTCAGTATGAGATGTACTCCGATGTCTTTCCAACGGGTGATAAGCAGATAACAGAACTCGTAAAACGTGGTGGAAGATACAGTCCTAAGTTTAGTACCTTCCGACCTTCGGAGATAAAAGAGATGAATTTTGCTCCAGGCTGCCACGATGCACAACCGGAAGGTAACCTGATAATTGATGACTACTATCAGGCTATGCCAAATGCTACACCGATAACCGATGATGCCCTGATGATGCTCCATTACCGTAATCTGAGTAAAGAGTATTGTTACCATCGTAATGAATACACCGCTACACGGTTAGCTGCTATCAATAAGAAAAATGGATGGGGGACATTTGTCTACTGTTCCCGTCAGGAGGTAAGTGATTATTTTGATATGATTAATAAAGACTGTACTGAATTTTTATAACTATGGCAAGATTTCTGTTTAAGTATGAAATTTATATTATTGACTATCTCCCGTTACCAGATAATGCGGTGATATTTGATATTGGTTGTTCCTACGGGGAATACACCGCAGAGGTGATCCGTAAGATGGACAAACGTCCTTTCACTATTCATTGTTTCGATCCTGTAAAGGATTTCTGTAAAATACAATATGATCAATTTGGTCATATACCGGGGATAAGGATAAATAACTTAGGGTTATATAATGAGAAAAAAGAGAGTATATTTTATCGCATCAAAGCACCTGGTAATGAAGCCTCAGAGGGATGCTCATCATTATGTCTGAGACCGGACTTCATCACTCAGCATTGGCCATATGAGCCTACTATGATCCAACTCGACACTCTCGATAATTATATAAAAGAAAGAGCAATTAAACATATTGATCTTATGAAGGTTGATGTCGAAGGTGCGGAGCTTGGTGTCTTTCAGGGTGGCAGGGATATGTTTGCCAATGAACTGGTCGATGTAATACAGTTTGAATATAATAGTTGCCTGAAGGATATGGGAGTACTGATGGCAGATATTATTCATTATATTGAGCCTTTCAACTATTCCCTGTGTGATTTTCTTGGTGATAAACCTTTCAATTACGATCTTGACGACTATCCCGATGGCAGGTTTGTAAGATTGAAATCCTTTGTTGATGACTATGGTCATCATAACTATTTTCTTATTAACGACACTTATCTCGATAAACTATGATAATAGAAATCTATGCTCTCTGTCATCAGGACGCTCAGATGTTACCATATTTTATGCGGCACTACTCGCAGTATGGTCAGGTTCACTTATACGAAGGCCATTCAACAGATGGCTCGGCAGAACTGGCTCGGTCACTTGGTGCGAATATTGTCCCTTACGATACGGGTAACGAGGTGAGGGATGATCTGTTTATCAATATGAAAAACTTCTGTTGGACAAACTCACAAGCCGACTGGGTGTTCATAGTCGATATTGATGAGTTCATCTATCATCCTAATCTTGTGGAATATCTCAGGACGCTGGATGATACTATTATCGCACCACAGAACTATGATATGTTCTCAGATGTGTTCCCGACAACTGATGGACAGATTTATGATGAGGTACAGTGGGGAGCGAGATGTGTTTTCCCTTCTGCAAGTAAGATGAGTATGATAAAACCACGTCAGGTAACAAATATCTATTATGAGCCTGGCGCACATATAGCACACCCGGAGGGTAATGTAAAGATCAACTACACAAGTGAGATTATTCAACTACACATGAAATGGATGTCAGTTGATTATGTTGTAAGGAAAAATGATTATCTGCGATCCCGCATGAGTGATGTCAATAAACGCTATGGCTGGGGTTATCATACTGATGACGGATATAGTGAGGTCAAGAAATATTTCGATGACATGCGTCCACAACTAATAAAAGTAATATGAACCTGATAGTTATTTCCGCAGCATACGAGAAACCGATCCATCTCCGGGGGTTGATTGACAGTTTTATCTTACAGACCGATCCGAGATGGTTATTCCATTGCATCCACGATGGTCAGGCGTCTGAGGAGATGCGAAGTATAATATCCCTTTACGATGATGAGAGAATTGATTTCATAGAGACAAAACAAAGAACAGGACTATGGGGACATCTTAACAGAAGATGGGCACTGGAGCAACTTATCTCAAACAGTGAAGATTATGTCCTGATAACGAATGATGATAACTACTATGTTCCCAGGTTTGTGGAATTTTTCCTTGAGCAGTGCGACCTGGATGTCGGGATAGTCTATTGCGACATCGTTCATTCGTACCTGAACTACGATATAATGAAATCGGAAGTCAAGGCCAGTTATATTGATTCCGGTGCGTTTATTGTACGTCTGGATGTGGCTAAAAAGGTAGGATTCCTTCACGTACACGAGCAGGCAGATGGGAGATATGCCGAGAGATGTGCAGCGGAGTGTATCCAACAGGAACTAAAGATAGTATATATTCAGAAACCGCTATTTATCCATAACTGATGATTCATTGTATATGTGTAGCTTACGAACGACATTTACAACTGGAAATATTAATAAGGAGTTTTATTGTGCAGACGGACAGCCGATGGATGCTTCATATAGTCTACGATGGTCCTGTCCCAGAAAATATATTAAATATTGTTCAACCATTGATGTCAGATGGTAGAATAAGATTCTATCAAAGCATGGAGAGAAAGCAGAAATACGGACACCCAAACCGAAAGATAATGTTACAGAAAATAGAGACAAATAAAGGGGATTTTATCTTGATGACAAACGATGACAATTATTACGTACCGAAGTTCGTGGAATATTTCCTAGGAATCATAAAATCCAATGTCGGGATGGTTTATTGTAACACATTACGGAACTTCGAGTATGAGGTTCATAACTCAGTGATCGGTTCTGGGGGGATAGACATGGGTGCTTTCATGGTCCGGGAGGATATTGCCAAGAAAACAGGATTTAACTATGATACTGTCTGTGCTGATGGGATATATGCCCATCAGTGTAATGAGGAATGTAAGAAACAGAAATTAATAGCAGTAAAAATTGAGAAAGCTTTATTTATTCACAACTAATGAAAATACATGTAATTGTAGTTGCTTATGAACGAATGGTGCCATTAGAGATACTTGTCAAGTGTTTCCAAGTACAGACGAACCCTGATTGGGTGTTACATATCGTACATGATGGACCGGCGCCGGAACAGATAATTCAGATAATGGGGACATTAATAAAAGACAGCAGGGTTATATTTTATCAAAGCGAAGAAAGGTATCAGAATTATGGTCATCCTAACCGCAGGACGATGCTTCAGACAATAGAATGTGATGCCATTGACTATATCTTAATGACTAACGATGATAACTATTATACACCTCGATTTGTGGAGTTTATGTTCAGGGAAGTAAAACCAAACATTGGCATAATATACTGTGATACAGTACATTCACATTTTGAATACACTATTAACATTTCATCACTCGTGGAGAATGGGATAGATATTGGCGCATTCATTGTGAGAGCAGATATAGCCAAGATGACCGGATTCAATTATGATCATTTCTCAGCAGATGGTAAGTATGCCGAAGAGTGTGTAACTACTTGTACTCAACAGCATTTAGGATTTGTTAAAATAAATAAGCCATTATTCATACATAATTAATAAATAATGGTTAATTTTACAATTTATTAACTAATCTATTAGTTATGATAAAGAAAGTCAAAGGCAAATTTATTGTTGTTTCAAAGAAAGGTAAGCGATTAAGCAAACCAACTACCAAAGTAAAGGCCAAAAAGAGATTAAAGCAAGTTGAATTTTGGAAAAACAAAAAGAAATGAATGGAACTTATATAATTCTTGGCATTCTGGTATTATCTATACTTATTGTTTTATTGGTAACACGAGATAATAATAAGTATAAGTAGATGTCACGACCAAAGACTATAATAGACTGGAATGAAGTAAATAAGTACTTACAAGCTCAATGCGAAGGTACTGGAATTGCCGGACTTTTAGGTATTCATCCCGATACTCTTTACAAGGCATGCGAAAACCAATTTAAAATGGGTTTTTCTGCTTATAGTACTATAAAAAGAGGTGAAGGCAAGGAATTACTCAGAGCAAAACAATTCCAGATAGCAATGGAAGGCGACAAAACAATGTTAGTCTGGCTTGGCAAGCAGTATCTTGATCAGAGTGATCATTCTGCAATAGATCATAATGTTAATCTTCCAACATTACCGACAATACAAATAAGAACCAAGAATGGAAGTGATTGAACAGATTATCTCCCAGCCTCAAATGGCAATTCTTACTTCGATAGCAAGGATTAATCTATTTTTGGCTGGTGTTGGTTCTGGAAAGACACATCTGGGAGGGGTTATATCGAGAGATTTGATTTCACGCTTTCCTTCTGTTCGTGGATTTATTGCAGCCAACACCTTTGATCAGCTCAACACCTCAACTCTATTCCGTATCAGGGAATACTGGGAGTCAACAGGAATAACTGAATGGTCGAAAGAGAATCCAACAGGAACTTATGTATCGGGCAAGGAACCGCCATCGCAATGGACTAAATGCAAACGTAACTTTGATAGATTTACGAATATAATCTCATTCTGTAATGGCGCTTTGATATTTACCGGCTCTTTAGATAATGCAATTGCGCATTCCGGGAAAGAATTCGGATGGTCTATACTTGATGAAACAAAAGACTCGCGTGAAGAAGATATTAAAGAAGTTATTATCTCCAGATTAAGGCAATCAGGTATATTTCTAGTTGATGGTGAATTAAAGAATATAGGAACTTTAAGTGAACAATGGAATCCGCTTTATATACTTACTTCTCCCGCAAAGGTTGATTGGATTAATTCCTGGTTTGTACTTGAAAAGTATATAGATGAGATTTCCGCAAAGATTTATTCTGATAAAACATATTTTGAAAAAGAATTTGGTGATAAGAAAGTAGTTATCAGTTCAACTTATCATAATGTTCATAACGTAGGCGAGAACTATATAAAGAATGTACTAGCAAATAATACTGAGGAACGTGGCAAAGCTCTTATCTATGCTAATCCTTTTGCTATAACAGGTGGAGAATTTTACTCATCGTTTAATCGCTTAAAACATGTTAAACCATGTAAGTATAATCCCGCATTGCCTATTCATATATCTTTCGACCAGAATACTGTACCTTATAACTCCGCATCGATTTGGCAGATAACAGGTACAGGAGATATTTGGTATATTAGTTGTGTTGATGAGATTGCTCTGCCAAACCCCCGGAACTCAACAGAAGAGGTCTGTGAAGAGTTTAGTTTGCGATATGCAAGTCACAAAACGGGTGTATTCTATTACGGTGATGCTTCCGGGAAGGCGCGCAGTACTATGAACCGTGACTTTAAACATCATTATGAGATTGTTGAGTTTAAACTCAGAGGTTATTTAGTTAATGGATCAGATCGCACACAAACAAAAAATCCAAGTATTGTCAAGCGCAGGGATTTCCTTAACCTGATGTTTGAAGATAAACTGCCTATCAGAATCGCTATTGATGAGTCTTGTAAGTATCTTATTGGTGATCTTATGTATCTCAAACAGGCTCTTGACGGGACAAAAGATAAGCATATTGTTACTGACAGAGAATCAGGGGAGAAATATCAGAAGTATGGGCACTTAAGCGACGGTATGGATTATATTATGACTGAACTCTTTAAATCATACTACTTACGGAGTGAAATAAATAATATTAAGTAAACATTAAACTAAAAGGAGGAAATTAAAATGGGAGCACCAATGGGTAACACAAACGCAGCAGGAAATCATGTAAGAAAAAGTACAAAAGCAAAGTATATTACATTTAATCCACGAAAAGGTACTGCTAAATGGAATAAAAAATCAAAAAGTACTAAATCAAAAAAGGCAATTAAGAAATCTTGGAGTACACCAAATAAATGAAACTAAGCGAAAAGTATCTAAATCTTATTATGGCAAAACTTGCCGAAGCTGACATTATTGACTTTTCAGATGAGGAAATTGAA